AGGGAACTATCAATTATTCTATACTCAATTTCCACAAGGATTCATATCCATAATCGCTAAGCCCCATGATAAGTAAAGAACTCAAATCACAATTAAGTATTCTCAAGGAAACTAACCCAGAATATATTCAAACCCTAAAGGATGCCGTAATGGCATCCTATAAGGCAGAACTTCAGGCAATCAAACCCAGTTCTACCGAAGAAGAGGAACAACTCAATATCGAACTCAAGGACATAGTATTAAAAATACTATTTGGGCCTTTCTATAACTATTTCGTATCAGAATACGTAGTATCAGATACTATATGGGAAGAACAGGATAAACTAATCGAGGACTTATATTATTACTTCAAATCATGACACCGTATATTCAACAACAACTTAAAAAGCTATGCGATAATCCAAATTGGTATGACGATATGCTCATCTTATGGGATAAAAACCCAAGAAATCAAAGGGAAGCTATTTATAACTACCTTTCTCATGTACAACTAAATGGGTTACTAGAAAACACTCAGATAGTTTTTACATTCATAGATGGCGACATGAAACCAGCTTTCTATTTCGAAATTCCCAGAGATACCAATCGATATCTTATACTGGGAATCCTCGATGAAGCAGGTTATCCTCATTGCTGCCTATTAGGCCAACCAAAACAAATGTTTAACCCTCAACTCAATTAACATCATGAAACTAACAATAACAACTCTAGTAATCATTGAGGATACTACAGATTTGTCTGTACCTGAGATAAGTATATGCTATCATTCATTCTTTGAAGACATAGAGAAGGCTAAAAAGGAAATCATAGATGACGTAAATCAGGTATATGCTCCAGGTGTAAAGTTCGAAACTATTGAACATAATCGAAGAATACTTCGATTATGTTCATCTCGAATCCCAAGAGATAAAACTTATTAGTACAACCACTGCTATAAAACAAATCTAATATGGAATCAATCGTAACAATAAACAACTACCCAATCGGATGGGAATGGCTAGCCAATGTACCTCTAGAAGACTTTAACTGGCTAATCGAAATATTTGCTACAATGACCGATAATACAGAGACTTATGACTTTGTATTCTACGAAGATTCAGAAACCCTACCAGGCCATCTGAAGAGGATATGCTCAGTAGACAAGATACCATTAGCTAACTTCCTAAACGAGGACCAGGGCTACGAATCAGGTATATCCATGTACGGTCACTACATAGCATGCAAATGCCTTGACATATCCTCAGAAGAGGAATACATGAATCAATTAACCGATATAAGAATCCTAACTAACGAACTAGAACCATGCTAACATCAGGTAAATTCTTAGTATCATTCGAAGTACCAGGCCCACTACCTGGTACTACCGAAGGCTTCTGCGAAGAAATGAACGTAGTGTACAGAACTGAGGAACTTAATACCTACCTCCGCTACCCCAAACAAGAAATAAACCCAGGGCATAAACATAGTACCTACATAAGGCTAAAGCTAAGAGAAATCCTCGAAGTAAACCTAAGAGATATAACCATAATCGATATAATATCACTACCATGAACATCCTCTATCACATAATCCGAATAATCCTATCCGTAGGAACCATTCTAACCCTCATACGCAATGAGAAAATATACCAAGCCCACAAGCATACCCACCCAACAAACAAAATAAGGTATATCATCTCACAGCTAATAATCCTAACCCTATACACCTCATCACTAATCCTGGTATCCTACACATATGGGATTATACTAAGGTACATACAATAATACTAAAAATTATGAAATCACTAATCCTACTCATCGTAACGATCTGGCTCCTAATCCTAAATGAAGAAGCCTACCTAACAAAGAAATTCATCTACAGAATGAATTTAATCATAATCCTTTTATTATATGTCTTCATACAGGTATGCCTAATCGAATAAATATACCCACAAGGTACCCGGTATTTATTCCAGGTACCTCCCACACTACCCAACACAAAAACCAAACAAAATCATATTAACGCTAACTATGTTACATAATACCTAACTAAGGTACATAATATAATACCTATCCCATCTATAAACCATATACCATCTACTAATATAATAATACCCAATACATATATCAAGGTACCTCGCCGGGGGTATTTGCCTTTGGTGAACCAGGTATGGGTACCTACCTATCACTATACAACTACACTATAGCCACTATACTATATAGCTCTCTAGCTCTACTACCCCACACTTTAAAGGCAATCACAAAAAGGCTAAAAAGGTACACAAAATCCGACCATTAGGGGCCCCTAAATCCCCTACCCCTAAGAGCCCTTTATATTAGTATATATTATATAATAAGTACTGGGATTAGGCAATAGGATTTGTGATCAAGGCAATTAAATTATTAGGTTTCAAGGCTAAAAGGTTTATAGGATTTAAGGCCTTCATGGGGCATATTTAGGTAATATTCCTAGTAAGTATGTAAGTAATTGCATTAGTATTTATATTAGCATTATTTGCAGAACTCTAGGACAATTTTGTGATTTAGGGGTACCTTGATTGCCTAGAGCCCTTAGTTATTATATATTAGTTATAGGTAGGGAAGGTAAAGGGCAATCTCCATTCATGGCCCCTGGGGATTTAGAGGGATAAAGGCAAATTAACCTTCAAGGCTATTAAGGACCTCACAAGGCAATCGAGGTTATTGCATATATTATATAATATATTTATATTTGCATTGTAATATTAACTAATTAAATATAGACGTTATGAAAACAAGTATTTTAAACACTGAATTCAATTTTGCAAAAATTATTAATCTGTCTTTAATTGCAACTACCCCTAACGCTTATCCCTCCTATCCTCAAGGCATCAAGGAATTCATTACTCCATACCTGGAAGCTCTACAGGATACCATTATCCCAGATCACCTTACTCTGGTATCAATCCAAACAATCGATCACGAAGATTCTGGAGTACACATATTAACCTTCATAAAAAATGATCTAGGTGATACACCCTCTGCTTGCCATGAATGCTTACGGGATACCTTTTACTATGATCCTGAGGTATGCTATGGCTCTTCTCCAATAATTAACAAATTCGAATCACTTTACACGGTAACGGTTCCTTTCACTTGCTAAATCATTAATCCCAGGGGTACTCATAACATGGTACCCCTTATTAATACATTAAATATAAACATATGAAAGCTCTTAATCAAATTTCAAATCTCATCATTCTTACCTTAGTAAATTACGCTAGGGATTATCCATGGGCATCTTACATTGCCAATTCACTTTCACAATTCGATTCGATATTGCCAGAACTAATGCAATCGAAAGCTAAGGAAATATCTATCTACCTTAACACGGATGATTGCCTTATGGAATTCTCATCCGAAATCCCTGACCCAGAGGAAATTGAACCCGATTTTACCTTCAACATCAAGTATATAACCTTTCAGGTATACTTCGATTAATATATTAACCCAGAGCCTAACTAAGGTATCTGGGTTTTTACTTACGCTAACTTAGTAAGCCCTTATAGGCTAATCTATGAAACCCATTTTCCCATAGGCTTACCATAGTCCATATATGGCCTTATAGAATTAGGACCAAGAGGTTTTATAGAGGGATATATCCCAAGAGCCTTAATTCTTTATCACCTTAGTCCATTAATGGCCTTATCAATATACAGGTATATAACACACTTCCTAGAGGACAGGCATAGGCCATATAGGAATATCCATATACATATCATATATGCCCACTACAAGGCGTGCGAAGATTCTCCTTGTGAACCCCCAAAATTAAGTGCAAAAATTAAGTCCTTTTTAGGGTGCAATAAATTTTTGAATTTATAGATTTTTCACAAAAATAATTTTGAAAATAAAAATATTCATTTTTTCAAAAATTTTTCTTGAAAATGTTTGTAGATTAAAATAAAGTCCGTATCTTTGCAATGTCGAAAAGATAAAGCGATATTTGAATGAATTTTTAATTAAAACTTTTTAAGAAATTATTTCTCTAAAAATTTTGCTAATTAAAAAATAGTTTTTATCTTTGCAATATAGAAATGAAACAAACCTTATTAGATAGTTTAATAAGTCTTGAATATCTATCAAAAAGGTTATAAAATAATAATAATAAAATATTCAAGCGTTTTTATTATGACAACAAAAGTAAATAAAGTGAGTGTAGAAAAAGCAGTAGCAAACAGTAAAGCAAATAAATTAATTGCTTTAGACGTTCTTAAATCAGTAAAAGAAAAAAATGCAGGACTTTTCAAAACTTCTTTAGGGACAAAAACAGAGATTTACAAAAAAGAACTTTTCGACGGTGCAAACGAAAAACAAATAAAGTCTTTGCGTAAAAAGTTCAGAAATGTAACTTTTAATTTTCTTTCGTCTATTGCTACAAATGCAGATAAAAAACTAATAGACGGTTTCATAGACTTCTATAAACAAGTCTATGTTTTGAATGATTTTTCTTTTAACTCTATTGCATCAGAAAACACAAAAGACGAAAAGAAAGCAATTCTTTTAAAAGGTTTAGAAATTGTAAAGAAAAACGCAAAGTAATATGTTATTGAATGTATTGTTATTTGTTGGTTTAATTTATTTGATAATTCAAATAATTAAAGACGTGAAAAACTTTTTTAAAAATGATAATTCGGACTTTAAAAGTTAAAGAGTAGAAAGATAAAGGGACAAAGAAATAAAAATCTTTGTCCCTTACTTTTTATTTCTAAATGTTAAATTTAACGGAACCGTTCGGCCCTTTGAATACCAGGAAATTTTGGCTCCTCGTATTAAGGGGTACCCCACATCCACACACCACACATGCTCACACAAAGAAGCCCAGAACAGATTAACCATCCCGGGCCTATACCTACAAAATACTCCTAAGTAAATCCTTAGTCCTATCTTTCCCCAATACTCCCCTAACTCTCCTACCATTCTTCTCATAAAAGAAAACATACCATCTCTGAAGATTAATCAACCACCAAGCCTTAACTTCCATATCAAGGAAATATCTATCAATGCAACCCTTCTCCAAATCGGTAAGCCACATCTGATACCAAATCCTATTACCTTCCCTACATCTTAGGATTCTAACAAACCCATCTTCCTTCAAAGTCTCAACCTTCACCATAACCTTCCTCCTTTAATTGATTATCTATCTCCATTTCAAGAATCTCCAATCTCTTCGAGGTAATCCAGGATATCTACTGACCTTAGGTAAAAGCATAAGCCCTTCCTACAATCTTTATCCATTAATAGGTATTCCCTTGCCTTATATAGCCTTGCTACTGCAGTTCCCTTACTTATGTAATCTGTACTTCTCATATTCATTTAGCATTTATATAAATATATAGAACTCATGGCATCCCATGGGTAGAGGACTACAATATCAAGAGAGCAATAATTATAAACCAATAAAACTTATTAGATTATGAACGAATTTAACTTTAGAGTAGCCAATGCTGCACCCAGGGCATCGGTCTTTGAGATAGGTCAGAATGTTAGGGATACCAAGACTACCTATATCTACTCCTATAAGACCAAGTACATTAATGGCAAGAGTACTGGGCAGAAGACTAATGTAGATTGGGATATGGAATCCAGCATCCCCCCTTGGGTAAGCGTGAAATATGCTTTTGAGGGCAATGATTGCAAAGTAACTTTTACCACCCTGCAAGAGAATACAGGTTCCTCTGCCAGAACCCATACTCTTGTATTTAAGCAGAGAGAATCTGGTCAAACTATATCTTTCCCTATAAGTCAAGAACCCAACTTCACTTATACCTACTTCTTAGGTGTATCGAATGTAAGTGCTACCATAGGAGCTAATATAGGTAATGCTACTACGATTATGGTTCATTCTTATATGACTCGAAGTGATGGAGAGGTAATGGCCAAACAACCATCCGTAGGAGCAACTCCTTCTTGGGCAAAGGTTACAGTTAAAGATGGGTCTATTATGGCAGGTGCACCTAATTGGTACCAAATTAGAGTTGAAGCAACTGCAGCAAACTCTGGTTCTTCAGAAAGGTCCGAAATACTCTTAGTAACCTGTGGTGACCAACTTAGAGAAGTGACTATATGGCAGAAAGCTGCGGAACAGGATATCACCCTTACAATCCATTGGCCTCTGAACACTTTTTCAGGAGCTTTCTTCAAAGGGGGGCAAACACCTCAAACTGGTAGTACTGGTATAGCTTATTTTAATTTCTCTGTATTAGATGATACCTCAGTCCATAAGTATAAAAAATCTGAGGGTGTAAGAGTAAATTTACGAAATGGTAGTACTGAAATAGCTTACCCAGGTGATCGTATATCAGCTTATAGATTTACTAATCAAACTTGGCAATTAAGGTCTACTTTCCTATTGCCTTCATCAGACCAAATAATCACTTTATAAATTTCAAGGATATGGAAAAGAAAAATGTAGTATCATTCCGTAGGGGGGGGGGAGGTCACCACCCTTGATTTAAGTTTTGCAGGGGCAGGAGAAACTACCGTAGTAATGGTTGAATCTATTACCTATAAGTACATCAATGGTAACTTAGCTCAAGAATATGCTGCTAATTGGAAAGTGGAATCTCAGAATTTACCCTCAGGTAGTACTATTAAGACTTCTGAGGTTCCTTCCCAATTAACCATTACAGTACCAGCTAATAATACCTCTTCCACTCGAAGTGGTAAGATAGTACTTCTCCAACCTGCATCCGGTAAGAGGATTACCCTTAATTACTCTCAGGTTCCTCAGAGATATATAATCTCAACTAAATATTTCTGTGTAGGTAATCCGGATAATGGAAACTATATCTATGATGCCAACACAGAAACTTATGAAACCCATGTAGATTCAACTCTATCCAGAATGATTTTCGAGGTTTTCAAATCAGATATCTATTCTGATGGTACTATCGAAACTGAAGGAATGGGAACTACTGATACCTTTGAGATATCTCAACAAGGTCCCTTTAATGGTGGTTTCTCCATAGCTTCAGACCAAACTCAAGGTACTGATTCTATGGTAATCTCTACTAAGGGAGGAAGTTCCGGAACTTATTTTGGATGGTTTTATATACGATTTAGTTATGGGGACATTATAGCTAGTAACAGAATTGACATGTATCAATATTAAAAGAAAGATATGGAAAATTTAAATCCCTCCCCCCTAAATCTGGTATTTAGTACCAGAGCCGCATCTCAGGAAATAACAGTACCTTCAGATGCAACCAAAAAGACCTTTACCATTCACTCATATAGAGATACTGTAGTGAATGGTAAAGTATCTAAGTCAGATATTATTGACTTTACTACAAGTATCACATATGACCCACCAATCTCATCAAGTAATGCTTGGGTTTTTACTAAGAAGACATCAAATGATGCAGTATCTTACAATTTAGAAGTAGACATTTCTGCAAACTCAGGTTCTTCAAGTAGAGCAGCCACTATCACTCTTACCCAAGCCACTACTGGTAAAGTTATCACTATCACAATCACTCAGAAGGCAGTAGATATCCCAATGTATGTAGAAATATGGGGTAGGTATGATAAGAACTCTATAACTACATATAAAGACTTACACTATATCTTAAACTATAATGGTCAATATGTAACTTCAGGTACCTTACCTGCATCTCAAGATGAATATTTACTTATACCTGTAACTAAGGTCCCTTGGTCTGATAATGGTTCATATACAGAACCCACTGCTATATTCGAGCTCTACTTAAAAGGTAGTCAATTGGTACCTTATTCTGATTTCTATTTTAATATGAGTCTCTATGATGCTCAAGGTTTATTTTATGGTTGTGATAGAGAATATTCTCAAGCCATTAATTATAAGATAGATACAGTAGACCCATCCGATTGGACTCCCTCTGGTTCCTATAGTCATGGTTCTATTACCGTTAAAAAAGGAAACCTTTCTTTTTCAGATTTCTCCGGAGGTATACTTATAGAACTTATACTGGGCAATAAGATAAACGGATATGTTAAAAGGGTTATGCTTAGAATCAAGATTAATTAGTCAAAGCCATTAGCATTGCAATTACCCAACATACAAGGGAGATGGTATATGCAAGGGAATATCTATGCCAAGGGTACCAGCCGGTAATATAAGAATCTACTTTTAATATTTGCGGATGTTCTTCTTCGAATTTCTTATCTTCTTCTCTAGAGGCATATTTATGCAATATAATTAAGGGAAGGAATACAAAGAATAATACAATAAGAACTGGGAGGCAGAGTAGGAGTATTACCTCCCACCCTTGCATTGATGACCCAGCATAATTACCATCTCTATCAAAAAAGTATCTCATACCAGTTTATGTTTTATGAATTTCAATAATAGGTAAATCGGAAATAAAGGTAGCAAAAACCAGACCGATAAGAATAATACCAGTGAATGCACCTTATGTGATTGAGGCAAGTATTCTAATGTTGCTTTTACAAAGAATACTGTGAACGGTAAGCATACCAGGTAAATTGTCAATATTACTGTAGTCATTGTTCCTCTTTGTTGAAGTATTTGTTAACAATCTTGGTAAACTTCTTATCGAATTCGATAAGTACTTCTACTTGTTCTTCCTTACTCATATTTCTGAGACCCTTATCCAGTATCTCGGAATTTCTCTTAATTGAGAAATATGCCTTGAATGCCTGAAAGTATTTCTCGTTTTCCTCGGTAAGAGGTAATACCTTTCCATCTTTCCCATCCAACCTTGCATAGATATCATCAGGACCCAAACTTCTAGCAACTTTTACTCGATTGCTTAAGATTGCAAACCCACCTTTCTTATCAATGGATTCTACTTTCACCTTCTCTACGATTTGTCTTTCTCCAAGTTGGAAGAGTAGTTCATCACCTTCACGGAGCTTTTTGATTTCTTTCTTTTCTTTTTTCATATCTAATTAGTTAATTAATTCTTTATGCAAATATACGAAATTTATTTTATATTATTGCATTATTAATCATATTTTTTATCTCATCCGAGGTAACTGTTTTGCGGTCCTGGAAGAGTTTCCATTCCATGGGAGAAAGGTATATACCATTTGGAGTATATAAATGTCTTAGATGCTCTGGAATAGTGCCCTGGTGAGACATGTTATTGTTATCAATAAACCAAACTTTGTTGGGGTAAGCATCGGTTATTACGGCCATATAATAACGAGTAGCTTCCAATTTTACTCTTGAGAAAGTACCCGTTTCAATTAGTAGATTTTGAAAGGGTTTTACTATCCAATGTTCCCAATTAGGAGTAACTACCGGGATTCTTGAGCTGTTGGTAGTACCACTATTGAAGTACTCTTTCCATAATTTCTCATCATATTCTTTCCTCTTTATCCAAAAACCACAACTAAAGCAAACGTGTTTCTTTGCCATCAACTGGGGTATCTCAAATGAGGATTCAAAATCATCCAGGTTGATTGGTTCTTTACATAGTTTGCACCGATTTTCATTCTTAATCTTCTCCATATTGCATTATATTTTAGAATTATATAGGATAATAGAACCAACTAACATCCCGAAAATGGGTTATAAGCAATACTTTCGTTACTAAAATTGAACCATTAAAACTGATAAGTTATGGATAAATTAACAAATGAGATGATTAGAGACCTTGCTAATCGCTTGGGTCTAGAACCAGCTCTACTCAAAGCTGTTCAAGTAGTAGAAGCAGCTGGTAGAGATGGATTTTTGGCTGACGGTAGACCTCAAATCCTCTTCGAAGGTCACATCATGTACAAGGAATTTCATAAAAAGTTCCCTGACAGAGATTTAGGTTATCTTTGCAAGAAGTATCCTACAGTATTTTTCCCTAAATGGGATAAATCGAAGTATCTCGGAGGTGTTCATGAGTACAAAAGACTCGAATTAGCCAAAGAAATTGACGAAGAATGTGCTTTAAAGTCTGCAAGTTGGGGAATGTTCCAGATCATGGGCTTCAATCACAATCTTTGTAGCTGTAAAGATGTCTATGAATTCGTTCATAAGATGTCAGAATCTCACGAAAAACAACTAGAATTGATGTACTACTTCATGAATACCTCTGGTTGTTTGAAGAATCTCAAGGAAAAGGACTGGGCAGGCTTTGCAAGAAAGTACAATGGTCCTGGATATGCACAAAATGCTTACGACCAAAAGCTAAGAAATTCTTACGAAAACTTCAAAGATAAGATATGAAAAG